AGCAACTTGGGTCTAATCCTTTATGGTATAAATTATGCCTCGTAGTATTTGTGTCAGGGTGAGGCTCCCATCTTCTAGCTAAGGCGAATAATTGATTTTCTTCATATTGAATCACTCCTGCCAATATGCAAAATCTTCTAAGTAAAGATTTACGTGGAGGGGGGTTTATCCCCCTTTCTAATTTACGCCACATTTGATAATCTACCTTAAGTAATCTAGCGAGTTTTGTAACGCTGTCGTATTTTCTTGATCTTAGATGTTTAAGGTATGTGTGAAACTGGTTCACTTCAATATCTTTGAAATTTCGTCTGTGAGCTTTTCTTTTGCTTTATCGGCGGCTTCGTCCACTACTTTATCTACAATGGCCTCAGTGGCCTTTTCTGTGACCTTATCAGCTATCTTTTCATGTATCTCTTCTTTCTTATGACCGAAAATAAAAGCAAGGGAGACAGATAGAGCTATAATAGCCAAAGTTATGATGATTTTCTTTTTAGTAATCTTCATATAACTTATTACACGCATCAGTGTATATTAAGGCAATACCATGATGGTAAAAAACATTCTTAAATACGGACTGGTAGCAATCATAGCATCAGTGTTAACCACCGCCGAAGCCAAACCGAGTAAACACAAAGGTAAACCTCGCCCCGAAAAAATCGACAAAGATAAAATAAAGGAAAGATTTAAAGCCGCGGCAGAAAAAAGAAAAAAACATTTCGAAAGCAAAAAACGGAAACACCACTGGAAAGGCAAGAAAATAGATAACGAGGGCTTAAATGAGCTTCGGGAAAAAATGAAGGAGCTTCATAAGGAGATGCATGAATTAAGAAAGAAGCATAGGGAAGAGATGAAGAAAAGAATGGAAGAGATAAAAAAAGAATTTGCTAATAAACGCGATAAAGTTATTGATGATAATAAACCCGGAGAATAAGTAGAGTATATAAAAATAAAGCCCCGCATTCCGCGGGGCTTTTTTATTTAATTAGTTATCAATTAATATAAATCAGAATAATCTATAGAAGCTGATGCCTCACTGACCTTAATTCCGAACTTCTTGGCCGCAGCTTTAATTTTTTTAAGGGCTGATTTTTTGGCCTCTTCACTGATTTTGGTTTGGTCTAACCTAGCTAACGCATTACGTACGTGAGCAGCATCGTTAATTGGAAGGTGACGTAATGATCGAGGTACCGTTTTCCCCTCTGAATCTTTTTCTCCCCCCGGTTCGATGTAAGCAAAATCAGAATCGGGTAGATCATTCTTCTTTTTAGTAGAAAGAACCGCGCTCTCCATTTCTTTGAGCTTCTTCTTATCGTATTTTTCGTCTTTCTTTATGTCATGAATCTCTACGCTTTTCTTTTCAGAAGGTTTGCCCTTCTTTAGCTTTTTTATTTTACTATCATCATCCTTAAGAGCATCTTTTTCGTGTTCCTTTTTTTCTTTTTTATCGTCACGTTTCAGCTCTTTAGTATCGATTTTTTCGTACTGTTTTTTAGTCATGGCAGCTTCTTGTTCTTCGCGCCATTTAACAATTTGCTCAGTGAAATCTATTTCTTTCATTTCTCTATTTCTTTCTTACACTTATTTTCGAGTCATTTCCATTAATTTTGGATATGGATTACCTATTTTTGGTGGAGTGTTAGTTTGGGTTATACCTTTAGGGAAATTTTCTTTGTCTTTATAGTAGTCCATTTCTATCTGAAAAAAGGCCGGAACTGCTATTCTAACTTTTTCAAGTCTTCCTTTATCGTCTACACTGGTACATCCTGTGAGTAGGAGAGTTAATAAAAACATTTTTTTCATTGCTAAGGTTTTTTCCTAGAAGTGGGCTTGCTTACCACTTCTACCTGCATAGGAGGAGGCTCTATAGGAACTTCTTTTGTTCCCACAAAGTTTGGATCGCATCCTTTAGGTAGATAAGGAGCTCCGCCGTTTTTAGGTAAAGTTTTTTCAATAGTAAGTTGTTTTAATTGTTCATTAGGAACTAGCATTTTAGTTTTTCTGTCAAGCATATAAAAAACTGTATTACGAATCCCCACGCGAACTATACGAGCTTGGCGTCCAGAAATGTAGATAATGTCATCATTGTTAAAATCATTCCCCATAAAAACCAATAATCCTTGAGCAAAATTCATAATCATGTCTTTTGCCATTATAGTAATGACGGCTACAAGTAATAGCCACCCATACTCTCCAATTAAGCTCTCCAAAAACCCCTCTACATTTTCTTTATCTATATGACCCGGAGACAAATTAGTTAGATTGGTAGCTAAGTTTATTACTTCGGGAGCTATTTCTGAAATCTCGTTCATAACTTTCTTTTATATATTACACTTTTTTGAGTGTAAAATGATAGTGATGCCAAAAGTAAAGAGCACGGGGGATTTTGAATCTCTCGAAGTTACGGACGGAAGGGTTAAGATTCACCAACGAGACCCAATTAAACCTAAAGATAACTTCTATATAGAAGAACTACCTTGGACAGATAAGCAAAAACGTTTTATAGAAATTTCACAGGATAAAAGTACTCGTCTTATCTTATGTAAAGGTCCAGCAGGCAGCTCAAAAACCTTAACAGCGGTTTACTCTGCGTTAAATTTACTAAACACTTCTAAGGTCTCAGATGTTATCTATATGCGGTCTGCTGTAGAAAGCTCTGATTCTAGACTCGGTTTTCTCCCCGGTGATGCAGACGAGAAACTTCATTACTATAATTTACCTTTTATGGATAAATTAGATGAACTACTTAATGAAGAGACAGTTAAAAAACTACAAAAAGAAAAGAGAGTGTCTATCCATCCAGTTAATTTCGCTCGAGGCATGAGTTGGAATGGGAAGGCTATTTTAATGGATGAAGCTCAGAACAGCTCGTTTAGGGAGATAGTAACCGTGTTGACGCGTATAGGTAAATATTCCAGATGTATAATAATGGCTGATCCAATGCAGACTGATTTAAAAAACGGTAATCGAGGAGGATTTGTAAAACTTTATGATGTTTTCAATAATCAAGAAAGTCGAGATATAGGCATACATACTTTTGAATTTAGTGAAGAGGATATCGTTCGGTCAGAGCTGACCAAATTTATTGTGTCTAAATTAGCAGAATGTGATACTATTTAATTTGTTTATTAATTAAACCCGCTAAAACTGACGAGAATTTTCTTACTTCTCTTTCCGTTTTATCCCAAAAAAAGGCATGAGTGACCTCTTCTATAAGAGTGCTCATTTTACGTCTTTTTTTAAGCTTGGGATCAACTAGAATCTTGGGATTATCAGCTTCTGGAGAATAGCATAAACCATCCGCGTTGTATGTATGGTGAGGTTTTTTCCATATCAATTCGTACTCTACCCCATCCGAAGTCTTGAATTTGACATTTTCCATATCCATATAGGTATACACTTTTTTTGAAAAACCTATATTTTTTAATAGTATATTTTGTGTAATAATTAATATGAAGCAATATTGTCCTACTTGTGGCGCGGCTACAGAATACTCTTTCAAAAAGCCTAAATTTTGCAACTCTTGCGGACAATCTTTCGGGAGCGTTAGCAAGTTGCCAGCTAAAAGGGTATTAAGACCTAGCCCGGTTAATCCGATAGAAATTGTTCAAGAAGAAGAGCCTGAGGAAGAATTTCAAGCTCCCAATATTCACAAATTACAATTTGATTTAGAGGGCTCATCAAACATGAGTATGAATAAAATCCAAGACATAGTTGCAACAAATCAAGACCAATTAGAGGACGGCTATAAGAGGGAAGGGGATCCCAGCTATTCAAAAGAAACTTTTACTGAAGATTTCTTGAGAGACGCTGGATCGAACCGTCGTCCAAATGCCGAAACGTAAAGCTACATTCGAAGATTGTATTGAACAAATAGATTTGGAAATAAAAAAAAGGAAGTCCAAATGGAATTTGACAGCTTTGTCGTGGATGGACTTTGATGACGTTTCCCAAATTTTAAGAATTCATATATTTAAAAAGTGGCATCTTTATGATCCCAAGAAGCCCCTTAACCCATGGATAAATAGGATTATATCTAATCAGATAAAAAATCTTATACGAAATAATTATGGTAATTATTGTCGCCCATGCCTGAAGTGTGCTGCGGCTGAATCTGGAGATTTATGTTATATTTACGGTAAGCAATGTGAGGCGTGCCCGCTTTTTGCTAATTGGACTCGAACTAAAAAACAAGCCTACGAAGCCAAGCTCCCAGTTTCAATTCATGAGCATAGCGCGGAACTTAACATGGCTGAATACACGCATATAGATATTTTATCTTTAATGGACAAGCTCCATGAAAAGATGAAAGAAATTCTTAAGCCTGCAGAGTGGAAAATATACAAAGCTTTATACATTGACAATTTATCAGAGGAGAAAGCTGCTACATTAATGGGTTACAAAACGAATGAAAAAAATAGGGTTCCGGGGTACAAACAAATAAAAAACGTCAAAAAATCCATTATACTAAAAGTTAAAAAAATTATTTCGGACGGGGATATAGAAATATCATGAGCTCAAAAAATATTGAATTAAATGAAGACCAACAGCTAGCTATATTAAAAGAATGGAACGGGCGTAAGGATAATCCCCCTTATATTGGTGAGTTAATAGAATTAGTTTTTTCTGATATCCCCGAAGATTTAAAAGATGGAAGGTC